CATCACACGCGCGTAAAATCTTTAAAGGTCTTCACTTCCTCTGTGCCTGATATGCGTCAGTAACACTCATACTGATTCTGGACTCTAGTTCAGGTGTCAGTATCGGCTGAAGGGACTCACCATATTTTTCAAGGTCAAACAGACCAGCATTTTCAGACCCGTCTAGATTTGTACATAAACCGCCACCCATGTCCCAAGATTCAAAATCAGTTGGGACCATTGACACAAGCCAGGACTTGACTTCAGCCCCAACGCACATCTTTCCCTCATTCGTCACCAGAGTAGGCACGCGTGTGATCTTGTTAGAGGGCACGCCAGACGTCGTCACGTTGTGAAACCGGACAATCTCAATAAGAGCCGGCTGGGTTTTTATGAAAGCTATAATTTCCTGTGAAAACTTGCACTTGTCTGAATAGACCAGTAGAGCCATCTACTGTTAGACTGTTTTTTTAGGAGGGGCACCCAACGCGGCTATTTTTTGTTTGTTCATAGTAATGAAGGACATCGTCATACTGGTCCTCGTACTTGGTATAGTGTTTCTGGTGTGGAACGGGCGGACAACCGCAACCTACGCAGCAGGTGACGTGGAACTCGCGGCACCAGTACCACCCAACATCATACAGGCCATAATTGAAAAGGTGCAGTCTATGAAGCCAGACATGGCTCCTATTGACACCGTGTTTGTGAATATTCAGCCAGACGGCAGCTACCGTTCGCGTATTATGTTTTACAACACCAAGAATTTTTTTGGAACCCAGTACGACATCAACGCCAAGGTGGACGCCGACGGTTCGGTTAACATCCTGAATATTGGAGACTCTTCCACTATTGACCCGTCGGCGGGGTATCTACCCGACAAGTACATGCCATGGACTGAAGTGGCGGCCAATTTGGCCTCACAGTTCAAGGGTGCCCTCAAGGGCTACAAAGATCAGCCACTCCAGCCCAATCTCAAGAACGTCAACGCTGCGTATGAACAGAACATGATAATGACCCAGACTAACCTACAGACCCGCGAGTAAACGAGAGCACTAAATTAATATATTAAATTAGATGGCTATTTCGGCTAAACAAATTGCAGCTTCAGAAAAGAAGCGGGACTTTGCTAAAAAAGAGTACTATAAGGCTCTTCTTGAGCAATTTTGTAGAAAAATCAAGGTGTCTTCCGAATTAGGACACAAGGACACGGTAGTTACGGTACCACCAGTTCTTATAGGGTATCCTATATATGATCTTCAGACGACTGTAGGTTACATGTGTAGACAAATGATACGCTTAGGATATACAGTCAATTTAGTGGGACCGCTTGACATACGTGTTCAGTGGTACAAGGCGGCTAGTTTAGATTCAGAGGTGGCAAAGGAGATACATCAACCAGACGTGTATCTACCAAGCCTCGCCAACTTGAAAAAGACGGCTCAGAAACTGCGCGTAACTAAAACAGGAAAATGAATATAGCCAACTAGTACATGGACATCCTCAACGAGTCTGAACGCCGATTCACCAAGAAACTATGTGACGCCATGATCCCAATGATGATTGAGGCATTTTGGGAAATTTGGCTAGAGGCCAAGAAGGAGTCCCAGGGCAAAAACACGACACGCGTGTTCCAGGAGCTCCTCCGTGGCGTCAAAACCTGGAACTCTTCAATTTCTCTCAAAAATACAGAGGCGATTATCAAAAACCAGTCCCTTTTCCCCAACTTGCTTGCCGCAGTGTTCGTTATTCATGTTAAAATTCTGAGTTCAATCAGAACTGATAAAAAATCCAAGAAAATAAGCATCAAGCTCCCAGCCAATGATGTCTTTGTCCAGCGGTGCTACGAAGCCTGTGCCAAGGATCTATACGAGAGTCCAAGCATCATAGTGGACAACAAGTCCGAAGAGGAGCGCAACAATGACCTGAATACCCGATTTAACAAGAGAATTTGCGTGGTCATAGAGGATCTCATCCCAACCGCCGAGATTCTCAACACGTACCTACCTCTTCCGGCGATTGGTCAAGATTTGGATATGGATCATGAGGATGAGGATCCGGAGGGGGAGGAAGACATCCCCGACTTGGAAGAGGAGCCTATAGGTGAGGGCGTGGCTGATGGCCTCCCGCAGAATACGGGGAACATGGAGTTTGGCAAAACGCCAGGCGGTGTTGATAATGCAGTGACGGTGAACAACTCACTCACACCTCCAGAGGTACCGGGAGGCACCCCGGTGGCATCCAATGAGGAGAGTGAATCGCTGTTCCCAGACGCACCCACAAAGATTCAGAAACTGCCGCATTCTTAATAGAATTAAACTCTAAGAAATTAATAGAATGGATCAGTACTTCCGCGAACCTATGAGCGCCGGTGTCATTGCAGCGGCTGCTGTGATGGCCTATGTGTTTATCAAAGCTAAAATGAACAACGAAGGCAAGTTGAAGAATTCAGATTACTTCAAGCCTGCTTTCCTCGTGGCCATTCTCGTGTACTTCATAGTGAGTCAGGGTCAGGGTGATTCTGGACCGATAATGAAGGAACCATTTTAAATAAGGAATTAAAACATTTAAAAACTACATGACGACCATCAAGGCGTTTGATGACATGATGGGTCAGTTTCTCGGAGAACTCACAGGCACGTTCCCCGACGAGCCCCCCAAGACTGGTGTGGACTGTCCAACTTTTATGAAGCAGATCGCCCCATGGATCCCGCGCATGACGGCCCGCGACGAGGCTTTTTTTAGCGAGGATAATGAATTTATCAAGAACATCAACTTGCACGTCATTTGGAAGCGTGAGGATTGTACGGAAAACACGAAGCAGGCCATTTGGCAGTACCTACAGTCAATGTACATGATCGGCACAACAATGAGTATGTTTCCACCCGAGACTCTCAGTGCGATTGAGGCGGCCGCCGAGAATTGCGCCAAGAATATGAAGATGGGTCCAAATGGCCAACTTGACGAGAAGTCGTTGATGGCGGGTGTGAACAGTATGCTCAGCCAGATGATGAGCGGTGGTGGTGGCGCGGGCAACCCATTCGCGGCCCTCATGGGGGCCGTACCTCCTCCACACCAGCAGCGTGCCCAGCCCCGCCCAGGTTCTCGCAAGAAGAAATCTTCTAAGTAAATATAAGAATGGATCCAAAGGAAATTTTCAAGACGAGTGACCTCATGAAATTTTGGCCGACCGCGACACAGTCCGCTGATGAGCGCGTTTCGGCCACCACCCGTTTTGTTCTTTATGCAATGTGCATTGTTTATATAATTAACCGTGATCCACGTATTTTCGCGCTCGGTGGCATCGCCCTTGCGATTTTATATTACATGTGGACTTCCAATATGATTAAAGATGGTAAGTTGCGCAGCACGATTGGAGACGGGCGTCAATCTTCCGTTTTCCGGCCAAATGTGACGCTTCCAACGCTTGAAAACTCCATGGGAAATGTGTTGATGAGCGACTATGTGGACTATCCAGATCGTCCCGCCGCCGCGTGGTACCCCAGTGTGCGTACACAGGTTCAGCAGGCCTGGAGTCAGATTCACCCTTTTGAGCGCCAGCGCGACGCCGAGCGCAATTTCTACACGATGCCCGCGTCCACAATTCCAAACGACCAGACTGGATTTGCTCAAGCGGCGTACGGCAAACCGTTCGCCCCCAAGTGCCACGACCAAGGTGGCGCCGCGTGCGATCCAGATCGCTTCTACTCCGCCTTCCCAGAACGTGTCCAGATGGAGGCTGGAAACGGACGGTAAAAATAAATATGATATTAAAGTAATAATGACAACTATTGACGTGAGTCCATTAACTCTTGAACGGGGTGTGTGGTACGGTCCAGCACAGGTGGTTCTTGAGGACAAGACGCAGGTTGAGAGCAGCCTTCGCGAAGAGCCCACCACATCGTGGAAGAAGGGATGGTCCGAACAGACTTATGATTTCCCTAACACCTACGTAACCCTTCCGCTTCGTGTGCTGGAGTGGAACCCAATCAGCACTTTTGTTGATGATCAGAATAACCGCTTTGCTCAGCGCTACTTCAGCAAACCAGCAAAGACCTGGAATCGCTAAAAAAAGATGTACATTAATTAATAATGGATCCATTGGCGCTCGCCGCCGTTGTTGGTCTTGTGTTTGCAGGAAAGAAGTTGTCCGATAATGAATCGGCACCCCCACCGGCAACCACTAAACCCCGTCATCCTCTCACCCGCCGTCAGATTGATATGATGGTGGAACCGGCAAGTCATTCCGCTGACTATTTTGACTTGAAAAATACAACACCGGACTTGGGACGGCGCATTGATGATTGGCGTCTCCGTCCCAAGGAGGTGGTTCCCAACCTCCAGGACATCACACCAACTAATTCTCGTATGCCATATGGCCAGCCGGTTTATGATTTGTACAACCGCCAATACGTGACGAATAAACAGAATAACATCGCACCACTTGAGCAGCCCATGAATGTTGGTCCCGGGTTGGGCGTCGGACCAAACGTGCCTGCTGCAGGCGGTTTCCAGGACTATTTCCGTGCTCTCCCAATCAACGTGAATGAGGAAAAACTCACGACACTAGAGGGTCGTACGGGTCCACGCAATCCATTCATAAAGAGTGGAGGTGCGGCATATATCGGTGACATAACACACGAGGCGGCTCAAACCAAGACGGCGTACCGAGGCCCGGGCGCATATGGTGGCGGTGGCGCTCAGAGCGCTCTCGTGGGTCCAGAGGGCCGCCCCAACTTTCTCAAGACGAAGAAAACTACCATTCGTAGCGAAACGGGCTTGCGTACAGACACCCTCTCAGATGGGCCGCCACAGTACAATGTGTCTCAACCTTACGCCGCGGCGAAGCAGTCTTATACAGACACGACACTCACGCGCTCCAGTGGTTACCGTGAGAAGTATGACCGGGGAGCAAACGGAGAACGCATGAACGTTCGCTCCGACCCCGTGAACCAGGTGGGCGCCGGTACGCAGTACCGTGCCGAGTCCAAGCCCGTTCAACCCGGCCCCATGGCCATCACCGGCGCCAATCAGGGGCGTGGTATTTTGCCTCCAGAATTTGACGATCCTCTCAATGAATTCAAGGCGCAGCCCAACCCTCGGGCCCAGAGCGACTTTCTGGATATCGCCATACAACAATTGGAAAAAAATCCGCTAGCGTATTCATTGGCGGCGCCCAAAGCGCCAGACGCGGCAATGGCAACCACCCCTTTCGTCACGGTTTCTTGATTGTAAAAAAATATAGGTTTATTCTAAAATGAGCGGTGGTGTTGTTCAGCTCGTCGCCGTCGGACCTCAGGACACTTGGCTGACCGGCAAGCCAGAGGTTTCTTTCTACCGGTCAAACTACAAGCGTTATACCCACTACGCAAACTCCGTTGAGCGTCAGGTTATTCAGGGCACCCCAATTGCGGGTGGTATTTCCACTATTCGTTTTGAGAAGAAGGGTGACCTGCTGAGCTACGTGTACCTGACGATTCGTGATTCCACAGGTGGCATGCTAGTGAATCCAGATTGGACTCGGATCATTGACAAGGTTGAGCTTATGATCGGTGGTCAGATTGTGGACACCCAGGACATCGAGTACATGACCGACATAGAGCCAATCACCGGCGCCCAGAACTTCTCCCAGCGTTACCTCAACAACAACAGCACCACCTTCAATAACCAGAAGAACTCCTTCCTGCCCCT